GCTATCAGCAAGACTTCGCATATCATTTACCACATCAAGCAGTAACTTTATTTTGCTCAAGGTCATTTCCTCCTTTCGTCATCTCACAGATAGAGAGTTCCTCGATGCTGTCTCCGGGGATTACAATCGTTACACGCTGTTTTCCCCCAAGAAGGAATCGAAGGATGCGCTCCCTCACGGAAAAGTTACGGTAAGTAACAATTCCACCTGTCTGTGGTTTCTTTGAAACACTAATTTTTAGATTGTGTTTCATATCCATCACCTCTTTCTGAAGGGCGCTTTTATTTGTTGCCCTCTACCTGGTAGCCTCAGGAGATACATAAATCTGACGGTTTAATAAAAAAAATGCCCAAGGAAGTTTTTAACCTCCAAGGGCATCATGCTTAGTTAGGGATTTTCAGTTTTTGACCGGTATAGATAATCGTTGATTTTAAATTGTTCAGTTTAACAATCTCTGTGTATCTTGTGCCGCTACCGAGTAGCTTGGCTGCAATTGCCCAGAGAGAATCACCTTTAACTACCGTATACTCTTTGTAAGTTGGTGAAGAGGTGCTACCGGTGGGATATACAATCATGCCATCGTTGTTGAAAACATAATAACCTGGGTTCTTATCAACCTGTGCCTTTGCATTGGAAAGGATACGATATGCACCAAGCTGTGATTTCGCATCTGCCCAAGTCTTTCTAACGCGGTAATAGCCTGTAGTCAGCTTTTCAGGATAGGTTGTATTTTCAGAGCCCCCAGCAGGGGTTTCATTTGCTGTAAGTAGCTTTTTAACATCAGCCCTGAAAGTATCCATACTCTTACCATGCCTAGAGAACCAATGCCGTGGATCAGCATGATTGGATGCAATCCCTCGTTGATGCCCTTCATAATGGCCGATAATCGTACCGTTTACCATCGGTTCGAGTTTATACTCCTTACAAAGGTATGCACACAGCTCCACCGCTTCTTTATAAACCGCATTAAAATACGAGGCATCGGTCAACCCGTCCTCGCAGATCTCAAAGCCAATATGTGTGTTATTTGCATCGCCTCCTGCATGCCAACCTCTATGATTCCATGGTAGGGTTTGATAAGTGGCAATGGAGCCATCTTTAAGTTTCCCTATAAAGGCATGGACACAAACCTGTCTTCCATCTGGTCTGTCTTGATTCCAATGATTATTATATTGATTCACTCCTAACAGACCATCATCCGGTCCAACATATCTGCGCAAATTTGGATTGTTCGCGCCGGTGCTATGAACCATGATGCCCTTTGGTGTAATCTTTCTACCTGCCTTATAACAGGCATTCTCTGTGAAGATTAGCTTTCTGAGATTCATTATTGCTCTCCTCCTTTGTTATGTAGCTGAGCAAGAATATCTTTTAATTTCTCTGGTATAGGTAGACCTAGACGGCCTGCATTTTCCAACATGGAAACCCCTTCATTGGAGCAGTAGAAAAAGATAATGGCAGTCCGGAGCATGCTACCGTCTCCTATAAGGTTCGTATCGATAATATGACCGATTCCTACCATCACAAAAATAAGCACCTTCTTAAAAATGCCTCGAAAACCGACTTCGCTGGATAGCTTTTTATCAACGATGGCGCACATGACACCAGTGATATAATCAGCCACCATTAATGTCACTAGTGCATATAAAAACCCATCAAACCCTCCCAAAAACCACCCTAAGAATCCACCTAGTGCAGTAAAGGCTACTTGTACCCAGTTCCAAATTTCCTTCATGATTTTTTCCTCCTTCATGATTTTTGAATATATAAAAAGAGTGCCTGCATCTTCGCAAACACTCTTGGATCGTTATAATTGTTTCATTTATATTTGTTTAGGCAGCGCCTCCCATAATCTCATGTCCTCCTGTCCTAAAGACCATATGGCAATTCCTCGAAGCTTCCATCGATATGCCGCTTCATTTGCCCAATAAACAAGGCTGTCTACGTCCTGGTAATAAAGAATTGAAAAACCATCAGCATCTCCAAGAAATAGGCGAGAAATCCAAACATTGATATCTTTAGGCACGACTTTAACTGAATAATCATTTCCGCAAACAAGTGGCAAAACTCCTGAGTGAAAGAAATCATAATCCATGGAGATGTCTTGGCTTCTTGTTGAAGACTCCTCTATATCACTATTTACAGCGAATACTTGAAACTCATTATCCCAAGTCACACCAGTCCTTGAAAGCCTTCCATACTCTACGGTCGTTCCTCCTGGAAATATCACGTCAAACCTTTCATAAGGTTCATAGACCCAAGCATCTCCCAGCCTTAATAATTCACAAAGAATTCGACCATCAGAACGAACCCCTGCATAGCCTCCTGAAAACCCATTAAGGGTTGCAAAAAATCGAAGAGTATTGCTTGCCCCGGAATAAACCCTTACCGAGTTACCTCTAATCCGCATTTCAATAGTGTACATTCTCGGATTGGAACGAAGATTTGCCTCAGTTGTTTTTATAATCTCAGTGGCAAAGCTACCAAGAAGGGAAGAACCCTTATACAGCTCGATGCGTTGAGTATTAAAATTCAGACAGCAAAATACGTCCCCACAAAACACCCCTGCTCGGCCATTTCCTTCCGGTGTAAAAGCTATTCTTGCTCGTAAATGAACATCTGAAAACCCTTGATAATTCCATGCCAACTCTCCTGAGCCATCAAGCTGTGAGTAGGGACGACTAGTTGTTTGATTAGGATTTCTCCACACCTGCCACTGTCCACTTAAAGCTGTCCAATAACTAGATGGTAAGGGGTTGTCATCCCTAAAGTCTTCATACCAAACAAGTGCAGAGTCTGCTTTTCGACGAAGTACCTCTGTGGTTAGTTTAAATCCTCGATCCGGTTCAGCCATCACTCCGTTAACATCTTTAAACTTTCGTGGGGATAACATAAACTCAGCCTCTCCAGCAGAAGGACTCTCAGAAAAATTAGAGCATACACGAAATCCATAAAACTGTACACCTGGTACTAGCGCACTGACGCTGATCGTATGCATGCCAGCTGAAAGATATACACTAGAAGCCAAGGAACGCCAGCAAGTTGTGCGCCAATATGGCCACCATAGTCTATTCTCACTAAAAGTAGAACTTACCCCATCCAAGGCAACATGAATACCATTCTTATCCCAAAAGGGGAAAGAGATACGGACTGCAACATCATAGACACCGGCAGTAGCTATTTCAAATTCATATTCTGCTTCGCCTCCTTCTCCAAGGGTTACCATTTGAATAGAAATGGACACGCTCCCAGTATGGCTATCTGGACTTCCTCCAGTTCGGTCTACATAGATTGTGCCAAACTCAGTTCTTTGCTGTTTACTGTAAGCTGTCAAGTATCTGCGCCTGTTATAGGTTTCTCCAATTAACGGATACGTTCTTGAAACCGCATCCCACCCTTCCATGTAGTCATACACCTGAGGTAAAGCCCAAGGAACCTTATCGTAATCATCCCAATAAGCAATGATGGGAATACGGGGTTGGGGAGGAGCATCATTTGTGAAGTTATAGACTCCAGTCATCCAGTTTTGTGCTGCATAATAGGTGTTGGAAATTCCTCGGTAGGTAATGCCTAAATTTGCAGGAGAATCGTGTATCCTCCAATTCCATCCATAGGCAGGCAGTCCAAAGAACACTTTTTCAGGAGTCATAACCCGAGCTGCATAATCATATGTCCCTTCTAACCAATTCCTTGGCGATACAGGCCCCGGTGCAGAACCCGCCCAAGCCATGCCATAACTCATTATTGCTGCTGTATCGCAGTACGGATCTAAATCCTCATAAACACACCAGTTCTCGCCACCCACAGAGCCTTGCACCCCTGTCATACCAGGCAAGCAAATATTCACGAGTTTAGATGGATTGTATGCTTTAACCGTGTTATAGATATCTTGAAAGAGAGCATTAGCCGCATCCTTATTTTCATAGCCACCGCCACGCTCCAAGTCTATATCCACTCCAGCGCACCAAGGATATTTATTCATAATACGAATAATCTCAGTAAGGAATTTATCCTTCGCACCATTGGTATTATTTCTAAGGGCTGTAAAAATCGATGCTGTACCATGATTCATGATGGTAAGTAGCCACTTGATATGTGGCCATCGGTTGATGTAAGTAAGCATGCTGGAGATGCTTGTACCTGTTTCTGTTATTGTTCCGGTAATATCTACTTCAAAGGTAAAAATCCCTACGGTATCCAAGCGATCACCATAATCACGTAAGGCTTGGTACATACGAGCATTGCCCATGAAGCTCCAAACCATGCACCGCTTTCCTTTTAAATAATCTCTCATGGGCGTTCACTTCCTTCCTGCATTTCTTGAAACTCGAATAATACCCTGGCAGATTTTCTGTCCTCGAGCTTTACCACATGCTTACTATCACTAGCTGCGGTGTATTGAAAAAAGCCCTCTTTTTCAGAAGGGCTCCCATTTTTCAAACACTGCCTGGTAGAGGCTAAAAGAGAAAGTGCATCTCCTGGGTTTATGGATTCTTTAAATTTAACCTTATGTGCTCCAGCTCCTTGAGATAACTCAATACTTCCCCCTTGCATACCCTGTATCGGGTAAATGTGACAATCAAGACCAGCTGAGGCTTTACCAAGATTAAAAAGAATGATTGTTTCATTACTACGAACCACTCCGTTATAAAAACGAACAGGCACAATGCTATTATTCTGCCTAAATTTCTCGAGCATGGTTTCTGTATTGATTGTGTAACCCGTCAAGCGGTCTCCTTCTTGCGCCTGAATGTCGGTAAAATAAACTATACCGGTGCAGTCTTCTAAAAGTAGTTTCACCGTTATGCTAACAACACGCTTTTCTTCTTTGCAATGAATGGTCTCTGCAAATCTAGTAAAAGAAACTGACAATATCACCACCTACCCATCTAGTGTCCATTTAATTTCTGATACATGGGGAGTCCAGCCTGTAGCAATAGAGCCTCCTTGTAAAAGCATATCAGTAAAGAATACTGCGCCTGTGCAATCAGAAACATATATACGAATGGTTAGAGCCTTTATCTTGCTAAACCCTCGCGGTGAGATAACATGAGCTGTATGGAAAAAATAAGCCATAGCACCACTCCTTCCTAAAAGAGATCAATTAACCTGGTTTCGGTTGTACCATCCTCGTATTCAATCATAACTTCAATGCCGACTTGCCCATTAGGGCCTTTTTGAAGATTCTCTGATGCAATCTGAGCTGAGAATGTGTAACTCCTCCT